TGCTTACTATCGTCCTTCAAAAAGAATTCTACAATCGGTTGTGGTAGTGGAGTACCTTCTACCAGAGTTGTCTCACGAACAATAGATCCAGCAGCACGATTGCGACAGATAACTTCTAGTGGAACGATGTCTACCCTCTTACAGATCATCTTGTTAGCACCAACCATATTGATATAGTGGGTTGGAATATGTTCTTTGGCAAGTTTCTCAAAGATAATAGATGAGATGCTACAACAGAGGGATCCCTTACCTAATGGATGGTCAACCATCTCACCGTTGCCAGCAGTTACCTTATCATGGTACTCAATCACTACCTGAGTAGCATCATCACCCTCATGAACAGTCTTTACTTTACCTTCTAAAATTACTGGCATGAATACTTTCCTGTAAGTAGATTCTCTCTATGCTTAGCAAGCATGACTACAATACGATCCAGAGACTGAACACTCAGGTCTTGATACTCTTCATCTTTCCTCAGGTTATCAAACCTCTGCAAGTCATAGGCAATACGCTTGGAGATATCATATTGAAGTAGCAGTTGAGTTTTCTCAGTCATAGAGGTTGGTTGGATACCTTACAAGTATACATTAAAAAAGCACCCCTGTAAAGGAGTGCTATGACGGTCTAGGAGGTGGTCTGAATGGACAGTCTGGACATCCAGCACCACAGCATCCCCTAGAAAGGTTCACTGAAATGTTTTTCAATTACTTCAATACGCTCTTCTTCATGAGCAATGATATCCAATTGTTCTTGAATAGCACCCAGTACATCTGGATGTTCACCAATACCAACAGGGTTCTCTAAATAAACTTCTACGTTTGCTTTTGCTTTGGCAATGTTACCATTAGCATCAGAACGAAGTGCGTCTAGGATTTTAAAACGGAGAGTTATAGACATAATAATTTTGGATTTGTTTTATTTATTGTAGAGATCTTCCAGTTTTTCTCTGGATAGATCAACATACATCAACTCTTCACCTGCTTGTGGTGCCTCAGGATGTTTTGGTTTGGGAGGAGTCCTCATCTCTATGTTAATAGATTGAATGTTAGCCCACATCATAGCAAAGGCAGCACCAGCAATAAGAGCGAAGCATGTGAAATAAAGAAAGACTTCAAAACTATTCATTGTGCTCCTCCTTGATACGATGGGACCATCATACCGCCATCTTGATCATCATCGCCATCAGAATCCTGAGAGATAACGAATAAGATAACGAGTCCTACCCATAGAAGATACTGAAATTGCATCATCATGCCTCTTGAAGAGATTGAACTGTGTTGTGAAGTTCTCCAATGTCTCGGAGACCTTCAACGCTGAACCAAGGGGCATTCGCCCAACTAAATCCTTCACCCATGGTGCTATCGGGTGCTGTGATATACCAATGACATGCTGTGTCTGGTACATCAACCGCACACTTAGACCAATCGTCCTGCCACTGTGGGACTTGCACCCACATCAATGCAGCAAACATAAAAGTGAAGAGTGATTTAATCACAGTGCATTACCTCTTGGTAGAACTTCTTCTGGGAATACAAACGATTCATGTGGTTGATCAACTGGTGCCAACCATGCACGTAGTCCTTCATTCAATAGGATGTTCTTAGTGTAGAACGTCTCGAACTCAGGATCTTCTGCTGCTCTGATCTCTTGACTCACGAAATCGTAAGCACGAAGATTGAGAGCAAGACCAATAATGCCAATACTGGATGTCCATAGACCCATAACAGGCACAAACAACATGAAGAAATGAAGCCACCGCTTGTTAGAAAACGCAATACCGAAGATCTGCGACCAGAAGCGGTTTGCAGTGACCATAGAGTAAGTTTCCTCCTCTTGCGTTGAATCAAATCCCTTAAAGGTGTTTGCTTGTTCTCCATCTTCATACAGTGTGTTCTCCACAGTTACGCCATGGATTGCTGATAGCAATGCTCCACCTAGTATACCTGCAACTCCCATCATGTGGAAGGGATTGAGTGTCCAGTTGTGGAACCCTTGCAAGAACAGAAGGAATCGGAAGATTGCTGCTACCCCAAAGGATGGAGCAAAGAACCATGAAGACTGACCCAGTGGGTAGATAAGGAAGACGCTGACAAAGACAGCAATAGGACCAGAGAATGCAATCGCATTGTAAGGTCTGATTCCAATCAGGCGAGCAAGTTCAAACTGCCTAAGCATGAAACCAATGAGGGCGAATGCGCCGTGTAGTGCCACAAAATTCCAGAGTCCCCCAAGTTGGATCCAGCGGACGAAATCTCCCTGAGCCTCAGGACCCCAGAGAAGAAGAAGAGAATGACCCATAGCATCAGCAGGCGTTGACACAGACGCTGTGAGAAAATTAGCACCTTCAAGATAGGAACTTGCCAGTCCGTGGGTGTACCACGACGTAACGAAAGTTGTACCAGTAAGCCAGCCACCAATTGCCAGATAAGCAGTGGGAAGAAGTAGTAGTCCAGACCAACCAATAAAGACGAAACGATCGCGTTTAAGCCAGTCATCCAAGACATCGAACCACCCCCTCTGTGGAATGTTTAGTGTACTTGTAGTCATTGTTATTTACCTTAGTTTTTGAGTTCCAAATAGAATTTCGTTTGATCACTTGGTGCATTCTCATAGAATGAGATGTCACCATATGTTTTATGATCTTTGTATCCAACCATGCGACCTTTCGTATTTTGAAGTGCTGCCATCATAGCAATGATGAGAAAGATTGCTGGTGGTCCTATGATAAGGGCACCACCGATCACATAGTAAGTAAGCAGTTCGATTAGATCGTGAGACATAAAACTTTACAATGATGAAGAAAAGAAAAGGGGTCCGAAGACCCCTGAATTATACCACAGGTTGAGTGATCAACCGATAGATGGAGCGATCAAGGCCACAGGTGTGGACTCAACTGCTGCAAGATCAAGCGGGAAGTTGTGCGCGTTTCTTTCGTGCATGACTTCCATTCCGAGACCTGCTCTGTTAAGCACGTCTGCCCAGGTGTTGAGCACACGTCCTTGTCCGTCGAGGATGGACTGGTTGAAGTTGAAACCATTGAGGTTGAATGCCATGGTGCTTACGCCCAGTGCAGTGAACCAGATTCCAACAACAGGCCATGCTGCCAGGAAGAAGTGCAAGGAGCGGGAATTGTTGAATGAAGCGTATTGGAAGATCAAACGACCAAAGTAACCGTGAGCGGCGACAATGTTGTATGTCTCTTCTTCTTGACCGAACTTATAACCATAGTTCTGTGACTCAGTTTCAGTCGTCTCACGGACGAGTGAAGATGTAACCAAAGAACCGTGCATTGCACTGAACAATGAACCACCGAAGACACCTGCTACGCCGAGCATGTGGAAGGGGTGCATGAGAATGTTGTGCTCTGCTTGGAAGACAAGCATGTAGTTGAAGGTGCCACTGATACCCAGGGGCATTGCGTCAGAGAAAGAACCTTGACCGAAAGGATAGACCAGGAAGACTGCCGATGCTGCTGCAACAGGTGCAGAGTATGCTACGCAGATCCATGGGCGCATACCAAGACGGTATGAGAGTTCCCATTCACGTCCCATATAGGCATAGATGCCGATCAGGAAGTGAAAGACTACGAGTTGGAAAGGACCACCATTATACAGCCACTCGTCGAGCGATGCGGCTTCCCAGATGGGATAGAAGTGAAGACCAATTGCGTTGGAAGATGGTACAACTGCACCAGAGATGATGTTGTTACCATACATGAGTGAACCAGCGACGGGTTCACGGATGCCGTCGATGTCCACAGGGGGAGCAGCGACGAAGGCGACGATGAAGCAAATAGTTGCTGCCAACAGAGTTGGGATCATCAGTACGCCGAACCAACCGACATAGAGGCGGTTGTTGGTGGAGGTTACCCACTCGCAGAACGATTCCCACGAGGAAGTAGACTGTTGCCTTGAAAGTGTTGCCATTGAATTGAAAAGGGTTAGATATGAGTGCAGGGAAACACTGGTATATTATTCCTGTTACACCCTCAGCAACAGGTATTAAAGACGTTTTTATACACCCCATAGGTCTTGGTTAGTGGGTGTCGTGTCAGCGTTTGCTGATCACTTGTATAATATATAGGCTTTAACCGATTTTGTCAACCCCTTCTTGCTGGACCAGTACATAATCTGTCCCCATGTCAGTTTCGACTAACCAGGTTTGATATGCGTCATAGACCAGACGGAATGCCTCAGGAGAACCATTCGCATCTTGGAATTTACTAAGCATACCTTGACATGCTCCACTAGATGTGAAGTCATGGCAGAATTCATACACTTTTCTATTCAGTTCGCACCCGTGCATAACGAGTGCTGCCAAACAAAAACGCCTATCGTCTAGGCGTTCAGGATTGTATCTCCAATCATCAATCATAGTGATACACAACGTAATTCTTGTTTATAGGTGTGAGAGATACTCATTTTTGCACAGAGATAAATGTAAAACTCTGCTTTTAATTTACTGAGATTATTGTAGTGGTTCAGTCGAATCCATCTACCATTCAGGTTACGTTCTAATGCGTATCTCTCCATTTATCTGTGCCTAACACAGATTTATTTAGTTCTACCAGATTCCAGGAATGATTTGTCCTGTCAGAGCATATGCTCCAAGAGCAGCGACCACTCCGATCATTGCTGCCATACCGTTGATGCGTTCTGCGTTTTCGTTCATTGTTCTTTGAGATAATTGAGTACGTTTTCAGGTGATGAGATGTCATATGGGTCTGCTGGACACAGACCAATCTTCCCAGGTTCTTCAAAGATCCTTTCGATCTCTCCATTATTTACCACCATAGCATATCGCCATGAGCGGTATCCAAACCCTAGGTTTGCTTTGTTCACTGCCATTCCCATGGCGCTAGTGAACTCACAAGAACCATCAGGGATTGGTTTTACATTTTGAATTTGACTTAGTTTAAACCAAGCGTCCATTACAAACGAATCATTTACTGACAGACAGTATACTTCTTTTACATACTTCATAAACTCAGGATAGAGTTCTTCGTATGCAGGAAGTTGTTTGTTTGAGCATGTAGGTGTAAATGCACCAGGTAGTGCAAACAATACAGATCGTCTACCATCAAACAAATGATGGGAATCAATATCAACCCAGTCAGTTGATCCTTGTTTGTATTTGAAAGTAACGTCAGGAATAATCATGACTCCTCCTTGACCTCCCAGGATCCACCAACGCCACCGTCCATGTTGACAACAATGTCTTGTGGTTCGACAGGGGTAAATGGATGCTGAGGTTTATGTTCTCTATCCATGGGTTGAGACTTGGTGTCATCATTCCTAGACAGATTCTTGATCACAATGAAGGCATCCTTATTGAACTTACGATGTCCAAATGGAGATGCCCACTTCTTATTGTAGTTTTCACCTTGGTTGATGCCAGAGACAACAGTGCCCCCAACCTCAACCACGATGTTATCATGTCTCACATCCCATCCGAGAGCAGCAACTGTCTGGATCAGGGACTCTTCTGTATAAGATTGTTGCATTAGAAACCAAAGATACCAAAGAAAAATACACTACCACTAGTAGCGTAGGAAATAACAGCAGCAACAAATCCAAGCATAGCAGTACGACCATTCAGTTTTTCTGCTCTCTCTGCATAGGACTCATAACCATAGCGTTCTGCTTCGGTTGGGTCGATATACATTTGGGGTTCTTTGGCGTACATGTTTGTACGTCCACCGTCCTCAGTAGTAACAGTCATGATTGTAAAGATTTGCAACGGAACATAATTATATAGGAAATCTTAAAAGTTGTCAAGAGAACGTGATCACGTCCTGCCCAAAACCTGTATTGATTTCAACATTTCCTTGTGCTGCATTCACAGGAAACTCATCGGGATAGAGAGAACTGCTATCAAAATTATACGCACTCTCAGAGGCGTCTGGAATCCCCTCAGCGATGGTTTGAACACCTTGGTAGTGTCTCCACATCTCTTGCAGACTATTACGATTGAATGTGGGATCATCAATCGCTGCTTTCAATGCACCACGCAATGCGTAGACTGCATTGTCAAATTCATTACGAACGTTTCTCATTAGTCAGTGTCCTTTGGTGATTTTACATTGTCGCGTACATAGCAGGGAACTCCTGCTGGATCCAACCACTTTGTGTATTCAAAGTCATCCATCGCTGTACTCATCTGCATAGAATTATCACAAAGATACATGTCCTGGTACCGTCCAGTACGAGCGTCTGTCTTTTGAATACGAAAGTCAGGAGTGCCATTGTCGAGAACACCTGTCTCAACATAGCGATAGGGAAAGCGTTCTAGGAGAACAATCGGTGTCATGTATTGGTGGGATAACCTAGGCATATGATAGCACGTTAGAGGAAATGATACCACCCTGTCGCGATTAGTTTCTCTGATGTGTCCGATTGGCGACCCTTATGGGTATAAGTCCAGTCGCTAGGCCAGATGACAGTCAACCCTTTCTCGGCAGGAATATATAGATCTTGGTGGAACCACTCGGTACCACCATCGGGCACGTCGTTGAGGAATGTCATCCAGACGAGGTGTCTATAAGTATTAGATCTACTTGATGACTGCCTTTCGCAGTGCCACATGTGGTAACCACCACCAGGTTTATAGTATTGAAGATTGAAGAACTCTTCCATCTTCCAGATGTTTGTCTTAGCACAAAGAGGGAAGTTATCGACATAGTTATTCGCTACACGATTAACTTCCCCAGTGAAGTCACGGACTCTACTATCAGTGATTCCAATAAAGACAGGGTTGTCCATGGAATCTTTGATAGTAGTGTCTATCATTCCACCACCGTTATCATCAATTGTTTCCCCAGGCCACTTCTCAAAAATTGTTTGAGTATTATAAAAGTCAACGATGCCGTCAACAATACCTTCGTCGATCTTCTCTGTGTAGACAAAATCAGTACGAGGATGTGCTAAGCGACCATCATAAAGTATCGGTTCTGGGTTTAGTTTCATTTAGACAAGTACATTATCTGCTATAAGGTGGTCAATAAGATAGGCATAATCTTCTTCAACATCTGAACCCCAGAACCTGACTCCTTTATTTTCATAAAAGCGACAGACTTGTGAAAACAGATGAGGATGCTGGATTTCCAAAGAGATGTCTCCGTTGGCAGCATCGCGAAGGATTTGCAAACTAGTTGCAAATCTAGATTGGATCGTCATGATCGTCTCTCTCCTACTTATTCTACTGTGTTAGGGGGGCGTTACCCCTACTCCACAACCTGGACTCGAACCAGGGACAGGGTGATTAACAGTCACCTGCTCTACCAACTGAGCTATTGTGGATTGAAAAGGTCCGTCAGGACCAACGACTCAGGTTGGGGTCGAACCAACGACCGACTGCTTAGAAGGCAGTTGCTCTGTCCACTGAGCTACTGAGTCAAATAGTTAACGCCAAGCAGGTCCTTGGATCCATCCTACAAGAGATAGTCGGGTGCCTGATGTAATGGGTGCAACCATATGTAAATCATCCGAATGAAAGAAGATCATGTATGCAGACTTTAAGGTGACTTCTTGATTGATTAGATGGAACTCACCACCTTCAAAGTTATCATTCAGTAAGAGAGTGAATGATATCTTACGAATCTTCTGACCATTCCTTTTGAAGGGATGCCATTCAGATTCGTCCTGGTGCCAGTCATAACGATGCCCTTCACTATACTTTGTTACCTGTAAGGGTTCAACAAAGTCTAGATCGAACCACCAGTTCGCTGCTTCATTCACACGAGAAGCATAAGACATCACAATATCATAGAGTGGTTGAGAGTCAATGAAGGCGACCTCACATTCTCTAACGTTCTCTATTTCTGTTGCCTTAAAGTTCTTGTGCTCTGAAACTATTTCATTGATCTGCTCAAACTCGTCGTCAGTCAGTTCAACAGTAACATAGCGATCACGGTAATTCATAAATGGATTTAATTCTTTCGTTAACTGCATGTGCTGATAAGTCAGCACCTTGCTCCACATGTTCATGGAGTTCGTCAATCAGAAGTTCTAACATGTAGAAATCTTCTGAGTCAAGATAGTCATCCATGGGTTGCTCTAAGTCCAGAACTATACTAATATATAGCAGGATGACTGGGATGTCAACCGCCTTGTTGCAGTTGGATGCGTGGCACAACCTTGTGTGGTGTCATCTCCTTACCCATGATGTTGAAAGAAATAATAGTCCGAGACACATCAGTGAAGTTAGGTTCCTGCATATGTGGTAGGTATGATGGAAAGAACACACAGTCACCTTCATTTACATCAGGCATGTAGTCCACCACCTCACCGTTGATGTAGTTGTGGAAGGGTGCGAAGAACGTAGTTGCTTTATGGATCTCAGGGTTGAAATCAACATACAATACAGCAGTGATTCCCACAGGTCCATGGTTATGTACCCCATGAAACATACCATTCTTGGTAGTCTGATGCCACATTGCTACAATCTTTCTGATATCCAAGGGGTAATCAATCTGCATCTCATCTAGAATTGGTTCTAAACAATCTAATACATCCCAATAATACTTGGGCATGATCTTCTTACCAACTAATTCATGGTAGTCTGTATCCATCTCATGCAGATTGAGACGACCACCAGTGATGTGTGCCTGAGGACTGTTCTCATTACACTGATCTAGTAAGATAGGTTTCCACTTGTCCCAGTCAGGAACTTTGAAAGATTCAATTGGAATTGTAAACATTTTTAATAAACCATTCAGCATCTACAACAGCAAGGGGTTTCTTTCCATTCCTTTTCATGAAAAGAATAGGAGTATTATCTCCTGAGTTTGCACACGCTTGATCATATGCATCATAGACATTCAGTTTTTCAACATTCTTACATTCAATACTGAATGGAAACTTCTGTCTAGCATCTCGCGCCATCATAATATCCTCACCACCAGCACCCATGCTACGTGATTCAATATCTTCGGGGTGAATATCTCTATGCTCGATAAGCATATCTCTCACCCACTGTTGGAACCTACGTCCCTTTGCTTTCGCACTCTGTGGCCGCATAATGTTTCTTGTACTTAAAGTATATTTTGTAGTAGCGATTACACGCTTCTCTGATATACTTATAATCCTCAGAGTCAGTCCCATCTGGGGGAAGAGCACTGAGTATCTGACAACACCCCTCCATCTCTGAGATCAATCTGAGATATGTGGTGGGGTGTAGATTATCAGAATTAATATTCCACTGTGGTTTAATCGGCACAAGCGTCGTCATCTTTCTTTGGTTTGTTAAATCCAAATGGACCTATACCATGGTCTGCTCTCTCTTTCATGACTGCACCACTGAGTGCTTCCATAACTTTGAGCACGTCTTCGGATTTGATGGGTCCTGGTCCCATACGTTCAACGACAAAGTTATACTTGTCGAAGAACTCACCAGATACACATTTGTAATCTTCTACTGTAATTTTTGTGTCCTTCATTAGTCGTCATCCACGTTAGTAAATTTTTGCACCTCTGCCCAGTCTTTTTCAAACTGGACAAGTCCTTCACGAGTAAGGACATGATCATACATCTTCCAGAATACCTCGGGTGGCATCGTAACTACATTAGCACCATACAGGAAGCATCGGGAGACATGATGCACATCTCTTAATGATGCAGCCAGTATCTGTGTGTCAATGCGATGAGTAGCATACACACCAGCAATCGCACGTACAAGTTCCACTCCACTCACACTGTTGTCGTTACATCTTCCCACAAAAGGCGACACATACTTAGCACCTGCCTTAGCAGCAAGGATTGCTTGTGCAGTAGAGAAGATAAGAGTTACATTTACATCAATTTCATTATCAGAAAGGACCTTACATGCTTTAAGACCTTCCACATTGCAAGGAACTTTGATTGTAATATTTGGATTGATCTGAATGTAAGCATCCGCCATGGCAAGCATCTCTTGGTCGGTCTTGCCAGACACTTCTGCTGAGATAGATGATGTCCAAGGGAACATATCTGAGATCTCTTCTAATACTTCCTCAGGATCCCGTCCTGCTTTAAGCATTAACGTGGGGTTAGTAGTCACACCATCGATCAAACCAGTTTCCACTGCCTTATTAATCTCATCAGCATCACTGCTATCCAAAAAGATCTTCATAGTAACCTCGGTAATGTAAGAAAAAGGACCCTATTGGGTCCCCAGTTGTTAAGTTCGTTCAAACAGTTTTGGAATTAGGGACAACCTTACGGTTGACTCTGGTCCCACGATACATAAGATCAAATCTTTGCTTAGCAGTTTGCTCAGCGATGACTTTTTCTTTGTACTGTTCGGTGTCATAAGAGACACCACGGTAAGTGACTTGTGCCATGGATTTACTCCTGAAAGTGAGGTGGTTAGACCCCGTTCCTTCAATCGTATGCGTCCCATGGGTAGCATTCAGGCGTTGATTCCTTCATGACCTCAATCAATTCCACCTTATATTCAGGAGGAATATTCTCATTTGCTTTCATCCGAATCATAATTGAATCGGCTTGTTGGCAGGTGAGTGATGAATAGAATAATAGTTCTAACATGGGATGAACGGCTCCGTTCCGCGATTTACTTGCGTCCCACTCTGAGTGGGATGAACGATGGATACATTGTACCCGATAATATTTATAATGTCAAGTCCCTTTTTCGCATCCTAGTGCCTGGACGTTTCAAATCCTTCTTCAACTCCCCTAAGAATTTGATGTGATCCCCCACAGATTTGAATGGGTTGGGGGGAATTCTCTTTTTGCGCTTCCAAACCTTCTTACTCATTAGAGTTGGAAGTCTGCAAACGTAGCACTCTCTACATCCTGCTTGATACCACCGACCACATAGGATTCAATCTCCGTCTCCTGTGGAGCGTTCTGCTGACCCTTAGAGTTCAACCAGTGCTCAGTCCATGGCAGTGGGTTGTTCTTAGCAGGGATATCAAACATAGGTTCAAGACCAACAGACTTCATACGACGGTTAGCGATCCACTCAACGTACTGTGAGAGTAGTCTCTCATTCAGTCCGATCATAGAACCTTCTTTGAATAAGAAGTTCGCCCACTCTTTCTCTTCGGTCACTGCCTCAGCAAACATCTGACGAACAGTTTCTCTCTCTTCCAATGCAATCTCTTGCATCTCAGGATCATCACCGTCCTTCCACTTCTTCAAGATCTTCTGTGTCAGAACGAGATGCTGTGACTCATCCCTGGCAATAAGGGAGATAATTTTTGCTGAACCTTCCATGAGTTTAAGTTCACCAAAAGCAAAACTACAAGCAAAAGAAACATAGAACCGTATTCCTTCCAGGATGTTGACATTAGCAATTGCCAGATAAAGTTTACGTTTCAGATCTCTTAAAGTTTCATCGCGAGTAGGAGATCCTACCCAATCAGAAGACCACATATCACCCTCGGCCCATGAACCTACGGCATTCAAGAACACATCATATGCTTTGGTGACAGACTTAGCACGTTTAAGAATCTGAGGTTCATCCAATGTAGTATCCAAAACAATAGAAGGATCTGGATATACATTCTTAATGATGTGTGTGTAGGAACGAGAATGAATCTGTTCCATGAACTGCCACACACCCATGGCACCTTCTAGTTCTGGCAGAGAACAGTAAGGTGAGAATGCCATACCAGGACCACGACCTTGTACAGAATCTAGGAGGATCTGATACTTCAAGTTAGAAGTATAGATGTGTTGTTGCTGTGCATTGAGAGTTTTGTAGTCTACTCTATCTTTTTGTAGTGATACTTCTTCGGGTCTCCAAAAGTATCCAAGTTGTGTCTGAGTTAGTTTATCAAAATCAGGATACTTAAACTCAGCATATTGTTGCATACCAAGTGGCGCTCCGAAGAACATTGGTTGCTTCTTTGTGTCAACCTTCTTGCTGTTGAAGACTGTGACTCCCATTCTCTGCTCCGTATGTTCCGTAGTTTGTGACATAATTTAAAAATGAATTTATCCTTGGAGGGAAGTCCAAGGACTCGCAGACTGCAAGGTATGACTCAAAGTCTTCTTGCAGATCTGCACATAACGTGATAGTGATATCCTTAGACATTGCAGGCGTCACACTCAGACTCATCACCACTCAAAATGTCATCGACAAGAGCATTGAGTTTCTGATCTGTATCATCTGTGTCTTCATCCTTCTTATTATCATAGGTATTCTGATAGTAAGAAGTCTTCCACCCATATTTGTATGTGGTTAAGAAGTCTTGTGCCATCACAGACACAGGAATCTCATTGTCATCGAACTGGGTAGGATTGTATGACCAGTTGCCACTGATCGCCTGATCAAAGAACTTCTGCATCACTGCAACAATACGAATGTAACCCTCGTTAGAAGGCATATCCCACAGCAGTGTGTAGTTGTTTTTTAATGAATTATATTGTGGAACAATCTGTTTAAGAGGTCCTTTCTTTGATTTTTTAATGGACAGGTAGTCGCGAGGTGGTTCGATTCCATTGGTTGCATTTGACACAACGGAACTGCTTTCCGAAGGCATCTGTGCGGACAGTGTTGAGTGCCTAAGACCGTGGGCTGCGATAGATTCGCGAAGACTTTGCCAATCATAATTGTACTCTGGTGCTGCTAGTTCGTCAACCTCCTGTTTATATGTATCGATAGGTAAAATTCCATCATGATACTTAGTACGTTCGTATCCATCACATGCTCCCTTCTCCTTAGCGATCTCATTAGATGCTTTCAAAAGGTTGTACTGAAACGCTTCGGTGAGTTTATGAACTTCCTTGTATGCATCAGGGTTGTCATACTTTAATCCACGTTTTGCTAGGTAATGTGCCAGACCGATGAATCCAATGCCCAGAGAGCGGCGTGAGAGGGTGCTACGGCGTGCTGCTTCCACAGGGTAGTCTTGATAGTCAATCAGTTCTTCAAGACCACGTACAGCAAGGTCAGCAAGGTCTTCCATCTCATCAAGATCACGTAGTTTTCCTACGTTGATTGCAGATAGAATACACAATGCAATCTCACCACCATCATCATCGATATGATTAATAGGATCCGTGGGTAGTGTGATCTCTTGACACAGGTTAGACATGTTCACCTTATCCTTGAAGGATGAGTGTGAGTTGCAGTGGTCAAGATTCATCAGATAGATACGACCAGTCTCTGCTCTCTCCTTCAAGATGTTAAGGATCAGTTCCTGCGCTCCCACAGACTTTCTCTCAACGGACTCGTCTCTTTCATACTGTAAGTAGAGAGCATCGAATGCATCAGTACCAAAAGCATCATAGAGACCAGGAACATTATTGGGAGAGAATAACGTAATAGATTCATTCTTAATAAATCTCTCATAAAATATTTTACTCAACTGAATAGAGTAATCAAGTTTACGTACTCTATTATCTTCTGTACCCTTATTGTTTTTAAGGACAAGGATGTCTTCTATTTCTTGGTGCCAGATTGGGAAGTGGACTGTTGCGGAACCACCACGAATCCCATTCTGAGTGCAACATCGTACAGTTGACTCAAACTTTTTAAGGAACGGGATAACACCTGTGTGCTGTACTTCTCCCCCTCGGATCTTAGCGTTGATGCCACGGATTCTACCTGCGTTGATACCGATTCCTGCACGTTGAGCAACATAGTAGCCAATCGCCATGTCACTAGAAAAGATACTATCGAGGGTGTCATCGACATCAACAAGAACACAGCTAGCAAACTGTCGAAGGGGAGTTCGCACCCCTGCCATGATGGGTGTGGGGATGTTGATTTGGTGTTTGGAGATTGCGTTGTAGTATCTTCTGACATAATCGATTCTAATATCCTGAGAATATGATGCAAACAATGTTGCAGCAATCAACATGTACATGAACTGAGGGGTCTCATATACTTGACCACTGCTACGGTCTTGTACAAGATATTTATCTGTAACCTGACGAAGACCAGCATAAGTGAACAGGTAGTCACGATCATGATCAACGTAACTGTCAATGATGTCCCACTCTTCTTCTGAATATGATTCAAGAACACTAGCATCATACACACCCAACACTACACCCCGTTGAATCTGTTCATACAGATGAGGATGTCCTTCTGGATGACCATTATATACAGACTTACGAAGACTGAATAGAAGTAAACGTGCAGCAACGAACTGGTAGTTAGGTGCATCCAGTGAGATCAAATCATTAGCAGACTTGATAAGAATCTCTTGGATATCTGCTGTTGCAATACCATCAAAGAATTGCAAGTTAGCATTCATCTCAACTTGACTCTCAGATACACCTGCAAGATCTTTACAAGCGTGTTCAACCATCACATGGATCTTGTTCAGGTCTAAACCTGCAACGTCTCCATCTCTTTTTACTACTGTGGTGCTCATACTTTTTTCCAGTCTGTTAGTTTTAGTTTTGCTTCTAACCCTTGATAGGTATTGTCTCTTATTATAGCACTAGGGTCAAGACCTGATAGTACCATATCATTGATATCTTTTTGCTTTACATTCTTAGGCCATATAACTACGGGGTCGTTGGTATTGATCGTTCTCTCAATTCTATCAACAATCTGTCGGTTCCTCGGTTCGTTGTCGAAGACCCAGACCCTAGATCGATAAGGTAGAGTGCTGTTGTCAACATCGCTACCAC